AACCACCTTGCAGATGAATATCAGTTCGGTGAACGGACTGCACTTCAGAGCGGGCAACGGTAGCAACCTCGCCATCTATAGCCCCAACGAGGCCGTCCTTCCGAGTGTGGTGACTATGGCAAACCTTCCTACAAGCGACACTGGCCTCTCGGCGGGCCAAATCTGGAACGACAATGGAACTTTGAAAATCAAATCATAACTACATACATGGAAGATTACAATCAAATACCGAAAACTGGAACGATTGGTGGGATGGTTGACAACATCAACGCCAACTTCCAGCTGACAAAGGAAATGCTGGAGAGGATTCAGCTGTCCAAGGACAACTCCCGAGGACTCTTTACTACCGCCGCTGCTCTTCAGACGGCCTACCCCTCCCCCGAGGTTGGCGACTGGGCTATTGTGGGCAGCGCATCGCCCTTCGACATCTACATCTGCTCGACTGCTGGCACATGGGTGGACAGCGGCAACGACTACAACGGCGGCGAGGTCGATTTGTCGGAGTATGCGAAGAAGGCATCCGTCGACAGCCTCGCTTCAACGGTGTCCAGTGAGGCCAGTAGGCTGAGAACCGACGAGGCCTGGCTGCAAAGAGTGGACAATGACAATATGGCCAACGGCAGACAAATCACGACTCTCGGCTCCCAGCTTACTGACATGAAGGCCGTCGACGACCGACAAGACTCAGACATCGAGGGCATCAAGGAGGATTTGCGGAATCTCAACCCTGTCGTTGTTGAGGGTAACGTGACCAACAACCCCGACAACGTATTTTTGACCTCTGCCAACGATGAAATCACACCGAAAGAGCGAACCACAAGCCTATCGACCAAAGGTCACTACATCATGCGCCCGACCGACAATTTTGCCACCAAACTCAAGGCCAACTACATCCATGAGATTCCCTTCGATGTTGACTTGGGCGGTGCATCCGTCACCATCCCTGCGAATGCGGTGCTGAAGTTCACGGGCGGCAAGATTTCGGGCGGCTCACTTGCGCTGCAAAACACCTACCTTGATGGTGATGTGAAATTGGCGGCAGATGTGGCCGTGAGCGGAACGATAGCCAACAAGCGGATTCCTTTTGAGTGGTTCGCAAGCCTTGACCACATGGCATCGTGTTGCTCTAACTTAACGGGATTCAGCGAGGTGCATCTCGCACCAGGCGAACACACGCAGACGGTGGGATTCGCATTCAACGACCTTGACGGCATCTCTATCTATGGACATGGCGCAACAATCAACGCAAACGTGCAGATGCCATTCTCCATCAATGGTGACACAAGCGAGATTGCCTTGTCGGTCAGCATTCAGCCAGTCGGCATCGGCTCACGAAGTGTAGTGGTGAGTGATGCCTCATCCTTCGCAGTCGGTGACATCGTGGCATTGGTGGACACCACACCGCAGTCGTTCAGCAGATGGCGCAATGCCTATTGTCAAGGGGAATTCAAAACCATCCAAGCAATCAACGGCACGACCATCACATTCACCGAGCCAATCTACGGCTATTACATCCACGAAGATGCAATCTACATCACAAAGAGGCATCTTACCAAGGTGGGTGAAATCAGCGGCTTGACAATCAGCAACGACTACGCATCCTATTCCTACGGCATCCACATTAAGAATGCCATCGGAGCCACCATCAGCGGAATCAATGTAAGGGATGCGCAGACGGGCATCAGCATCAGCAACTGCATCGCCATCGGTGTGCGTGACAGCCTTTGCGTCTGCTACAAAAAACCGTCCGGGGACTCGTACGGCATCAGCATCGGCAACTCGCAGAATATTGTCATTGATAATTGTGTCTGCGCTGGCGGCAATCACGGCATCTCTTCGGGCGGTGCTGCATTGCCCATCAATCTGCCGATTGTGTGCCGATTCCTTACCGTTCAAAACTGCAATCTGCGGACATTCGACAGTACCAATGCATCGATTTGGTTTCATGGGAATATAGAGTATGGCACGGTGCAGAACTGTGTGGCGAGGACGATTGCAGCGGCTGGCAATCATTGCCGCCTAATCGGCAACACCGTGATGTCTGATTCGACATACATCGCGCAGCTGACAGCCTTTACGGAGTTGACTGGTTATGACCACATCATCGCAGACAACACCGTTATTGATGGCGGCATCACGGCTTTTGGCCCGCTCCTTGAGCCATTGTACGCAAGTTATACACTATACACCGACAACGAGCGCACCTGCGATGAGGTAATCCGCATAGAAAACAATATTGTAGAACTGAAGACCAAAACCGACTTTATCCTCTATGGCGGTGCGCCTGGTGATACCCGAACGAATCATGAAGGTGAGCAGCTGCAAGCCTACACCCCGACAGCCTATGCGAGGAAGGTGCGCATAACGGGCAACACATTCAAGGCGAAGTACTACGGCTTTAGCAACAATTACGCAATCTTCACCAATGCGGCAGCGCATGATGTTGACATTTTGGTGGCCGACAACTACTTTGGTATTCCCGTTTTCCGCCTTGATGACACAAGGCAGACCATCACATTTGAGCGGAACATTTTCAAATACTCCGTAGCCTCACTTTTCAACACCATCAACGGCATCGGCGAGGTGACCTTCCGTGACAACACCTTCGACTATCGAGGTGTGCAGAGATTCCGTGCATTTGCCGTACATTCAAATGCGGCAAGCGATGTGGCCATCGGAAAACTCTCCTACATCGGCAACACGTTCAACATCAAGCATATCTCTTCCAACAACTTTGTTGTAGATGTAAGTAAGGGTGTATCGGGCGAACTTAGATTCGTGGAGAACAAAATCAATGCCTTCGACTCTACGGCTGGCAGCGAGACGGCTGGAGTGCTTGTCGGTGCGAATGCCAACATTACGGCATTGTACATTCGTGACAATAGATGTTTCTGCGGAACTATCATGGCCGACCTTCGGCATAGCATATCGGGCAAGATTACTAATTTCAACTACTCCGATGAGTTGTACCTTGAATCGATGTGGTCAACGGCCACCATCACAACGAAGACTATCTACAACAAGGTCTATTCGGGCGGCTGGTCGTTGAACACCCTGCTCACGAAGAGTGGTAGCGGCCTTGACGGATACACAGCAGGTGCGGCAAAAAGCGGATTCACATCGAAAAGGCCAACTCTCGCAGCCACCGACATCGGATTTGCATATTTCGACACCACTCTGCACAAGCCTATCTTTTGGAATGGCTCCGGATGGGTCGATGCAACGGGAGCAACCGTATAAAAACATAGCGCATGAAAAAATTAGAAATCAGCATCACGAAAGATGGCATCAAGGTGCTTGGGGATGGGCAAGAATTGCTCACACCGAAGGCCATTTCCATCAGCATGGAGGGCAAGGAAGAGCAACCAGAACCGACACCCGAACCCGAACCGAAGAGCGAGGTCTACACCTTCGACAAGTGGAATCCCCAAGTGACCCACACAAGGCTGACCGAGCCTAAGACCCAGTGGGCGGTGCTGCATTGCATTAGCGAGAACCAGCGCAGCATCCTCCTGCCCGCCAACGTGACCAACCCCAAGGGCATCCTCTCGCTCACCATGAAAAAGCAGACAGCATCCTACAACGGCACGGAAAAGCCCTACACATCGGGCGTAGTCTATAGCGCAAAGATGTTCGGTCTTGGGCGAGTGGATGTAAGGGCGAACTTGCAGTATGCCCTCGACTTCAAGAACTCAATCTGGCTCACCACATCAGCCTTTACCACCCGTGACACGGGCAAGTTGAAGCAGTTGATAGAGTGCGATGTAGTGGAGTACACACCAGCTGATACGGGCGAGTACAACACCGCCCGTGGAATGTGGTTATGGCAAGAAAACAAGCAGAGTGTCTCCGCTGACCGACTTCCCTACAACGACCTCGCCACAAAGACCTCATTATCGGGCGGAAGTTGGTGGTGGGTGGCCAGCCACAATGCGTGGTATCAGTGGACGCTCTACCCCGTGTGTAGGAACGGCAACCGCTTCAAAGGCACTAACGGCAAGTATTACTTTGTGACCAATACCGAGAGGGGTCAGTACATCAAGTCCGAAGACCTCACATGGTTCAGAGAAGACGGAATAGGGGGCAAAGGTCTCGACGGAAACAAGTACTTCACCGTTGAACCTACCGACCCCATCGGAGGCGGTGCGGTCAAGAGCCAGTTCCTTGATGGCAAGACAAAAATCGCAGGGTGGCACAAGTGGTCGATAGTCATGGACAACACCTACATCGCCTACCTCTGCGACGACAAGGAATACTGGCGAAGCACCGAACCGCTCCAACTCCCCGACGACCTCACCTACAACCTCATCTTCGCCACCAACTCCATCACCGACCGCTACACAGGCGAGCACACCATGCAGGTGGAGTCTGTCACCTTCACACCGAAAGACAATGGATGAGGACACCGACATTGAGCCTATCGGAGGCGACGCTTTCGACTGGTAAACCCTAAAATCAAGGATAGATATGGCAAACGAAATATTCCAAGGGCTGACCACCCTCTTCACGATGTCCGTCATCGCAATGCTCATCGTAATCATCGCAATGGTCATCGACTGCATTTTCGGCTGGCACAAGGCAAAGGAGAGAGGCGAGGCACGCACCTCCTACCTCTTCAGCCGCTCCCTCAACAAGTTCATGCTCTATGAGGGCCTCCTACTCCTCACCACCTGCATCGATGTCCTCATCCACTTTGCGTGGTATCAGTTCCAACTGGCCATGGCCTATGTAACGCCCCTCGTCACCATCCTCGCTGGCATCGTCCTCTGCTGCGTAGAGGTGTGGAGCATGCGTGAGAAGGCCGACGAGAAGACCCGTAAGCACATGGGCGAGGTGGTGGAAATCGCCACCAAGGTGGGCATAGCAGCGGCCCAGTCCGCCAATAAGGAGGCCATCATCAGAGCCGTCTCAGAGGCACTGGCGAGCAACCACCCGCCCGAAGACCAAGACTCGGAATTTTCTTCATAAATGATAAGTGTAAATGTTATAAGGTAAATAGTTTGTTTTGATGGATTGTAGAATTTTGAACATCAACCCCCTTGCCCGCCGTGAGGCTCGCAAGGTTTTAACCTAAGCAAGAAATTATGAAATACTTTACATACAAAGAACTGACAAAATCGGCCACCGCCCAGCGCCGTGGCATCGACAACACACCCAACGGCATCGTCAAGGCCAACCTCACCGCCCTCGTGGCCAATGTCCTCGACCCGCTCCGTGAAGCATGGGGCGAGCCAATCATCGTCACAAGCGGCTACCGCTCCGTGCGCCTCAACCGAGCAGTGGGAGGAGCATCCAAGAGCCAGCACACGGAAGGAAAGGCGGCAGACATCCGCACCGTCTCAGACCGACCGAGCGACAACCTGCGCCTCCTCAAACTCATCGTCTCCCTCGGCCTCCCCGTGGACCAGTTAATCTACGAGTTTGGCGGCGACACAGGCCCCGACTGGATTCACGTCTCCTACGACCAGGGCCGCAACCGCCGCCAAGTCCTCCGTGCCACACGCAAGGACGGAAAAACCATATACAGCATATACAAGCCATGAAAGAAGAACCTCCATTCAACCCCTACACCTTCGACCCCTACGAGCCGCATCCCCGTGACCTTGAGAGCGCCATCGGGCGCTTCCTCGGCTTCCTCTTCGGTCTCGGCATAGCCATAACCGTCTGCGGCATCATCAGCATCATATCGGCATGAAAGACGAAGACTACAACCCCACCAGCCACACCCTCACCATCCTCATGGTGCTGGCAGTGTGCCTCGCCGTCATCCTCTCCCTGCTCGCCTCCTGCCGTACCATCCATGAAGTCGAGCACGTCTACACGCACGACACTTTATACGTCCATCACA